CGTCGCGGATCGCAACTGACGGGAGCCACGCCCGCCGGCAACAGGGCCGGCGGGCAACACCACCACAAACCACGGAACCCAAGCCATGACCTCCGCCGAAACCATGACCGCCCGCATCGAAGCCCTGACCGACGAGCAGATCCGCGACGTTATGTGCGGCCTGATGTCCGACTTCCGCCCGGAGTCCGACATCGTGTTTGACGCCTGCATGAAGGTCGCCGAGGCCCGCATGTCCTCCGCCCTGTTTCTCGCCCTGTGCGGCGAACTGGAGGCCGCAGCATGAGTACCGCAACCCTGCTCGCATCTATGCTCGGCATGGCACCAGGCGAGTGCCGGTGGGTTGGCCGCGGAGACCTGCACGTCTACTGCTGGGGCACCAGCGTCGACGGCCGGTACGACCCGCGAGCGCCCCAGTTCAAGCTCTGGACTGCCGACAGCACCGGCAGCGTATGGGACGACGCCGGCTGGAAGTCCGGCCCAGCCATGGCCCGTGAGATCGAAGCCATCATCCAGAAGGAGAAGGCAGCATGAACCCCGAAATCCAAACCCTCGCCGCCATCGGCTGCCGGTTCGTCCGGCTCGCCCGTGGCAAGAAGCGACCCGTCGGGGCAGCGTGGCAGACCAGGAGCACGGGCAGCCCGGAGGACGTCGCCGCCTGGCTGCGGGCCGGGGCGAACGTCGGGCTCCTCCTCGGGCCGGCCTCCGGCGTTGTGGATGTCGAGTTTGACGAGTGGCCCGGGATGGAGGAGCTTGCCGCCTTCGGCCTGACCGACATCCCGACTCCGACCTGGAACTCCAGCCGCGGGCAGCACCGACTCTACAAGTGGGAGCCGTGGATGCCGCAGGCCGCCGTGGTGAAACTCGGGATGCTGGAGATCCGCCTCGGCGGCCGGGCCGCCCAAAGCGTCCTCCCGCCGTCCAGGCACCCGGATGGGACCGTCTACGAATGGATTGTGAGCCCGCAGGACGTTGCCGTTGCGGCGTTTCCTGCTCAACTGTTGGCGAAGGAGGCGATGGCATGAAACGGAAAAAACGGGTCGATCTGAAGCGGCCGCAAACGGAGTTTGAGGCGGTCATTGCGGATTGGGAGTCTGGCGAGGCCGACTCGGCGGATGCGATTCACCATCATTTCACCAAGCTCGAGCCGACGATGGACGGCTGGATCGACGTGGCAGAAGAGGGCAGGCGGTTGTGGCGAATCTCGTTTGGCGAGCGATTGGACGAATACTCGCCGGAACTTGACATCATCAACGGGGTGGCCGCATCGGCTTTTGCGTTGGCGTTCCAACAGGTAGCAAAAGCCTTGGGCGTCACCGAGTACGGCGTCGAGCAGGCGTCGGCCGTCGATGCAGCCATTTCGCCAGAGGAGTTTGTTGCCGCCGCCAAGCGAGCCGAGCAGGAGCTTCGCGAGTTTCGGCAGAAGCTGCGGAACCGTGAGCCTGCTACGCCATAACGCACACGACCCAGGCCAAGGAGGGCCACATGAAACGCCGCTGGAACGCCGCCTTGCAATCGCTTGTCCTGATCCGCATCGGCCAGGAACTCGGCACGGATTCGCGGCTGGCCCGTGCGATCCACGACGTGATCGAACTGGTCGTCGCAGTCGTGAAGTGAGCGGTGCCGCTGCCGGGCTTCTCCCCCACCCGGCAGCGGCCGCAGCGGCGCGGATGGGGGCTCCCGCCGGCGACCCGGCCGCGTGTTTCAGCGGCTCGGGGTTTCAGCCACAGGGCCGCCCCACCCGTCGCCAAGCCGTTGTCGGGCTGCGGTACGTGTCGGCCCAGCCTTTCGGTCGAGCAGGTCACTTTCGGGGCGGTGGTGGTCCGCCACCCGACCGGTCGGCAAGTGGCAGCGGTTGGATTCGCACCAACGGTCTCCGGCTTATGAGGCCGGCGAGGACTCTAGGCTCCTCCACGCTGCTGATTTCAGTCTACCCGCTCTGTGTTCTCTTGGATCAGCCTACGGAGTAGGTCGTTCAAGGCATCAATGGATTCCGGGCACCGCATCACAAACGACTTTGCATAGAACCGGATCGCCTTCAGGCAGTCGGCGGGATCGGCCGGAAGCAGCCAACTTTGCGAAACGCGGCCTTGGTCGCGTGGCTTGCTTCGGCCGTCGGCCGCCAATGCCTTGCCGATGGCCTCCAAAGCTTGCTCGCGGGTCGGTTTGTCTGGCAGAGACTTCGCAGCGGCGACTAGCTTTGAGGCTTCAACCTTCAATCTCCCAGACGCGATTTCTCGCGCAACGCCCAACTTTTCAGCCGCCTGCTCGAACTTTCCAGCCCGACGCACGGTCTTTTCGTCGACCCCGTATTCCTCCGCAAGTTGGTCGGCCGTTCGCCGTGATTTCCTTCCGGCGTAGGCGTGATTCTTTCGCCCATGCCCACCGCTGGGGTCTTTGGTGCGGTTGTAGAGCCTCCCCAGCAACAGCATGAAATCGTTCCGGCTCAAGTTCCGCCGCCCAAGCTGGTTCCGCTCCATCCACTTCGCCGCCTGGTCACGGTCTGCAAACCGCAGACCCTTGGCGGTAAACGGCAGCCCGAGCCGCCGGCAGATGGCGAGTCGGTTGTGGCCGTCGAGTAGCACAGGATGCGAGCCGTCGCCGCGATCCCACACGATCAGCGGGTCACGCGCCCCGCCGTGCTCGAGGAGGCTGGCTTCCAGTTCCCGCAGCTCGTCAACCGAAAGGGGCGGTATGAGGCTTGCAAACTCGGCATCTACGGTTATGCCTGCGAACGCGTCCACGTCCAGTAGATCGACATCGCACGTAGCACCGACCATAGATTCAGTCCGCCGTTCGGCCCATCTCTTGAAGCCGCGATCGCCACGCCGAATCGCGCCACCACAGGCCGAGAATTACGTGCGAAATCGCGGTCACGGTGCCGCCGAGGATCATCGGCCACAGCGGCCCGACGCCGTGAACCGCCTCCCATCGCTCGCGGACCTGCGCCCGCACGAGGGTCATCGTGTGGTCGATCGCTTTGTGATTCTTGCCACCGAGTCGCTCGATCTCCTCCAGGTGCAGGTGCGGCCAGTACCGCACTACGAGCCGCGTCAGCTCGTCCACGCGCCAGGACTGGGCGTACTGCACCCGCGATGCCAGATGGCTTCGCACGTGGGCCTGGAGCTGCGGAAGGCCGTCCATTGGCTACCTCGTTGACGGGCACCGCCCGTCAGGGCACTTGCCAGCCTTGCAAGGGCACGACACAGGGCACGGGCACTGCTCGGTGATCCGGCCGTCAGGTTTCCACACGCCGTCGCGGCAGCCGCACTTGCACGTGCCGCTCGGGGCAGGGGCCGGCGGAGCAGGAGCCGGAGCCGGGTCGCCGGAGGCGAGCGAGGCGTAGGCGTAGGCGACCGCAGCCGCCGCCCGCGGTGCTTCACGCTCCATCGCGTCGGGCTCCACCGACAGCCAGGTCAGGAAGGCGATGAGCCACCGCCAGAGCGAAAGCATCCTCACCACCCCCTTCCGTGATCGACCAGCGGATACCCGTCGTCGCCGACGCGGGCCTGCACAACGTGATGCCGCTCGGCCTCGACCGGCTGCGGCGACTTCTCCGCGAACATCGCCACCCACAGGAACGTCTTTGCAGCCTTGGCGATGAACCGCAGGACCGGGCGGTCATGTGCCGGCGTGAAGGGCTTCGGCGTGTTGGGCGATGAAGCCCACCACCACCCAATCGCGAATCCGACGGCCACGATCGCCAGCGTGTTCCGGTCCAGTTTCATCATGCGTCCCCGTCAGAAAGCCACAAACATGCCAGCGTCCCGCGCGGGTCGCCTGGTGAGCGTCTCCACCGGCCCGATCTCCATCCACCCGCCGTGATCGAGTTCCCGCCACTCAAAGCCATCGACGCCGCCGATTGCGAATGAGTCGCCTTGCTGGAGGGCGGCTTCAATGTCGGCCCGCGAGGCCCAGAATGAGCCGTCTGGCTGATCTGCCGGCCACTTCGGGCCTGCACACCACCGGCTCGACCATGAGTTTTGAATCAGGCCGCCGTCCCGCTTGCTGCCGTTCTTCGCGTGCCGGGTCGCCCAGACGAGCATCGCGTGCGACCAGCTCTTGCCGCGGTTCAGGAAGCCGTCGGCATCGCGGACCGGCATCCGGCCGTCCCAGCTGCCGTAGCCGACGGTGCTGCACAGCACCACCGGCGAGCCGCGCTCGATCGAGGCACAGAGTTCCTCCCAGGTGTTGACCTGGGCCACGGCCACCGCCTTGGTTTTGTTGGCGAGCCTGGCCAGCTCGAGCGGGACGCCGTCCCGCCCCCAGGCGATCGACCGCGGTATGGAGTATTTCCGCAGGTCCACGCCGCCGTAGACCTCGCGGTACAGGATCCCGCCGACGGTTGGATCCTTGCACCGCCCGGAAATCCACCGGGCGGCAGCGCCACCGTAGGAGCCGTCGCCGCCGTAGTTCGTCTTGATCGGCGGGAGCCTCGCGGCCGTCCTCGATCCGCCGTAGATGGGTTCCGTGGCCACCTCCGGAGGCGGCCGCGGCATTCGGCCTTGCGTGAAGTCCACCGCCTGACCGCAGTACGAGCCGAGAGCGAACGCGAACGACACGCACGACCCGTGCTCGCCCTGGTTCCAGCACACCCACGGGGTCGCGTAGTGCTTCTCGTGTGCCTTGTAGACGTGCCGGTAAAGGAACGTGTCGATGCCCTTGGCCTTCGCCACCGCCTCCCGTGCGGCATCGCCGAATGTCGGATGCTCCAGCTCAGCCAGAAACTCGCGTGTGCCGGCCGGGTTCGGCGTGTAGCCGAAGTTGGTGGCGGTGATGTTGGGCCGGTAGGCCGCCGTCTCGACGGCCTGCCACGCCACCCAGCCGGCGAGCACCACCAGGGCCAGCGGGAGGATGACCCGGATCTCGAAGCGTGTACGGTCGCTGCTCATCGCACCGCGGTCTCCGCGGCCCGGGCCACCGTGCGGAGGGCCGCCACCCACTTCGACTTTTGCTCGGGCGTCAGTGGGCCGCCGGCAGTCCCGACGGCCGCGTCCATGTACGCCTGGACCGCATCGCGGACCAACGGATGCCGATCACCGATGGAACTGCCCTGCATCCGTCCGTCCCGGGCGGCCGTCCGCATGTCGTCCATGGCCACGCCGGTCGTGAGCCGAGGTTCCGGCTTGCCGGCGTCGTATTCGATGCACGCCGCCATTTCGTCGCACAGTCCGGCCAACGCCACCGCGTCGGCTCCGGCAGACGGCCCGACAAACTTGCCGGCCAGCACCAGCGGCCCCGCCTCCGGGGCCGGGGTCGGCTGGTCTGCCGGCTGCGATCGCCACGACCAGGATGCGGCCGCCGCCACGAGCAACGCCGCGGCGATGGCGTGCCGGGCGTCCACCTTTGGCATGTGGCCAGACTCCGCCAGCACGCGGAGCCGCTCGAGCACCCAATCCCGGCCGAGCACGGCTGCGGCCAGGAGAATCAGCAGAGCGGTCACCATCAGGCAAGCCTCACGAGTGGCAGGAGTTGCTCGATCGCGCCGGAGGCGAGAGCCAGCACGAGCGAACGGACGGCCGGCCGGGCGAGCATCCACAGCGGCCAGGCAGCCAGCGGCACCGCTCGGTCGGCGACGGCGTCGAATAGGCTCGCCACCGCCTCCAGCACGAGCGCCTTTTTTTCGGCTCCTGTCATCGCTGGGGCGGCTTCATACGCCTCGATGAGCAACCGCAGGAGAGCGACCATCAACTCGCCGAACTCCCGCCAGGTCAGGCCGTCGGCGGCCGCGGATTGAGCGGCGAGGACGAACGCCTGGGCCTTGGCCAGCGGCGACATCGGCTTGGCGGTGGCCACGGCCACGGGAGCGTCGGCGATCATTTGATGAGTCCTTCGGCGTGGAGGCGGCGGGCTTGTTCGACGGTGCAAAAGGGCACGATCGCCTTCGACGGGTCGCCGGCTCCGGCCAGCTCAAAGGCGAGCCGTTGCCAAAACGA